AGACCAACTAGTATATACGTTCATACGGAACGTGTCTCCCTATATAAGAATGGTGTTAAAGGGGACCAAGGCGGGGGAACCACGTCCTATTCATGGTTCGTATGGGACAAAGACGTTATTAGAGCAAGAGACTTTGATGATAAGTCTTATGACACTATAGTTGAATGGATACCCCCTGGATATAAACATGACTAGATTATTAATAGCAGGTAGCAGAACTATTGGCTACGTTAGAGGCGGTAACTCTTTTGAAGAGCCTCAAGTCAACTCAGAAGAATTGCAACACGTCTTAACTGTTCTAGATTTCATGGTTAAGAATGTCAAGGCTACTGAAATTATCAGCGGAACAGCAAAGGGGGCAGACAGGATAGGGGAAACTGTAGCTGCCCTTAATGAGATTAAGGTAACACAGTTTAGGCCCGATTGGGAGATGTATGGTAAAAGGGCTGGATTCATCCGTAACAAAGAGATGGTTGAATATTGTGATAAGGCAATTGTCCTTTGGGATGGTGCTTCTAAAGGTGCAGCCCATACCCTGTCATTATTAGAAAAGAGCGGTAAGGATTATTTTCTATGGCGAATGGTATGAATACCATCAATTTGGTTGAGGAAAACGGTGAGCCTCTAACCATCAATGTAACTGAGATAGACTTTGTTGAACATTATGAAACCATTCGGTCAAAGTCAATTATCTACATGATGGATGGTTCTGTTCATATGGTCAAAGAAAGCAAAGCCTCAGTAGAATATATGATTGAAAAGGTGATAGGATAATGGAATTTGAAACGCAGAATGAAGGCACTTGGTATGATCCTAATAATAGACCAATGCCAACGGATGCAGGCAAAACAGAAGCCGTAGGGAAGATTCCTTATTTCAAGAAACTAGTTCCTAAGGATGATTCTCTCCTAAGAGAGAGGATGCCTGATTACGATTTTGCTAATCCGTCCATCTCCCCTGTAGAACTAGCCGATACATTGGCTCAGAACCTCTTGTTGTATGGCGGGGCTGGCCTAGCAGCAAACCAGATAGGTATCAAGGCCCGTGCCTTCACAATCAAGGCTAATCCTATCCTAGTCTGTATCAATCCCCGTATTGTGGATTTCTCTCAGAAAGAGGAAATGTTAGAGGAAGGCTGTCTTACATTTCCTGGATTATACGTCAAAATCAAACGCCCATTATCGATAAAAGTTCGTTTCCAGTATCCCAATGGAGAGACCGTAACAGAGACCTATACAGGGCTCACAGCAAGAGTTTTTCAACATGAATTGGATCACCTTAATGGTATCCTGTTTACGCAGAGAGCCAATAAGATTCACCTGGAGCAGGCCAGAAATAAAGCACGGAGAAATAAAAAGCATCATGGGAATATTTGACGACGCACCAGACGATTTTAAGCCTTTAAAATCACCATATGACAATTATACGCATATATTTTATTCGGGTTGCGAATGTCCACAATGTAGAAGTAAAAGAGATTTGCAAGAGCCTTCATATAACGATGGCACTCAGCCTGTAAGTTATCAATCTTTTCCAGATGGAGTAGTCCCCTCAGGTCCAGCCGTGGTTATTAAAGAGGGGAAAGATAAAATCGCGTATAAATATAATGAGGATCAATCGATTGACGAGATCAAACGCTACATAGACAGCACCTATAGTGCTCATTACAAAAGCGAAGATAATCTACAGGCAATTGATGCATGGTTCTCTCTAGGGGATGCAGATAGTTCCTTTAGGGATACGATTATAAAGTATGCATGGCGTCTTGGAAAGAAAGAAGGCCATCAAAAAGATTTAATGAAGATCATTCACTACGCGATCTTCTATCTTGAGTTTTGCAGGCGTAAAGGTTTGAAATGAAAATTATTGTGATTTCTAGAATTGATGATCCTGCTACAGTCGATCAAGACGACGAAATAATCACACACATGGCCAAAGACGGCTATATGCTCAAATCCACTTCTCTTTCTCCTGGTAAGAGAATGATATACCTCTCAACTGATAAGCGATGCACTCGTAAGTTTCTTAAGGGTATTGAGGATGAATTACAGGTTAAGTTTAATGATAGTTCGATTGATGTTGATTTTGATTAGGGAGAAATAATGGAAATAAAGATTGACTTTGAGGAACTTAGGAAGCGTCCACTTTTTCTAGGTTTACCTTGTTATGGGGGGCAGTGTGCCGCATTATTCTCCCGTTCGGTTGCCGATCTAGCAGCAGTTTGCTCTCAGATAGGCATTCCCCTTCAAATGTATTATCTGATGAACGAATCTCTTATCACAAGAGCAAGAGCTTATGTGTGTGATGAGTTTCTAAGATCGGGAGCAAAGCACCTGATGTTCATTGACTCGGATATCGGGTTCAATGCTAGAGACGTGATTGCAATGCTTGCACTACAGTCGGATGACAGTCCTTATGACGTGTTAGGGGCACCTTATCCAAAGAAGTGTATTGCCTGGGAAAAGATCAAGAGAGCCGTTGATAAGGGTGTGGCTGATCAGGACCCTAATATTTTAGAGCGTTTTGTTGGAGATTATGTTTTCAATCCAAAGAGTGGAACGAACACTATTCCAATTGGAGAGCCATCCGAAGTTCTAGAAACTGGTACTGGCTTTATGCTTATTCGTCGCCAGACTTTAGAGCGTTATGCTGACGCATTCCCCGAAAGACGTTATAAACCAGATCATATTAGAACCGAGGCCTTTGACGGTTCTAGAGAAATTACAATGTTCTTTGACTGTTATATTGATCCAGTATCAAAAAGATACTTGTCAGAGGACTATGCGTTCTGTTATGATGTGCAGAAGATCGGGATGAAAGTTTGGTTATGTCCCTGGATTCAATTACAGCATGTTGGATCGTATACTTTTGGTGGTTCTCTAGCTGACCTAGCTTCAATTGGCGCTACTGCAACAGCTTCTCCTGAGGAATTGGGTAAGAAGTCTATTCCCCCTCCTCCTGCCCCTACAAAGATTGAAGAAACAAAGAAGATTGATAAGAAAGGTTAATAGTGACTATAGAAGTTCTCCTTTTCGAAGAGCTTAAAGATTGGTTGATAGATGCTACAGCAATTGAGTTAGTAAAAAACGATATACACCCTATTTCTTTTATGCCAGTAGTTAACATCGATATCTATACTAAAAAGATCGGTGTAGATATGGTAGTTAACTGTTGGACAGAATTACCAGATATTTGTAAATGTGGTTGGCGATTCAAAGATCGTTATTTTGTGAAAAAGGAAAACAATAGAATGGATTTTAAGACGTATAGTGATACGGCATGGGCAACCGCCGTTTACCCGTCTAAGGGTAATTGTGAGTTTAGCGGTATTGCCTATTGTATGCTTGGCCTGACAGGTGAAACAGGCGAGATTGCCGAAAAGATTAAGAAGGTCTACAGAGACAAGGGTGGTGTCTTTGATGACGAGACAAAGAGCCTAATCCGCAAGGAAATTGGAGATGTTATTTGGTATCTCAATGCCCTGGCCATCGAGTTAGGTTTCTCTCTAGATGAAGCCGCCCAAGAGAATAACGCTAAGCTTCTAGACAGAATGAAGAGAGGCGTATTAAAGGGGAGCGGAGACCTACGGTAATGTGGCCGTTCAAAAAGAAACCTCCTCAGCCCCCTGGTAAATGGGATATTACCTCAAAAGAGGCAATTGAAAAATACGGTTCAGCCGTAAATGCTTTACATGAATGGCACAAAGATGGTGCCCATCAAAGATTTAGACTTTATGCCCCTTATGACCTATCATTGAAGGCTACTGTTGAGATTATTGATATTTTGAAGAAAGACGGTAAGATATAATGCAGTTAGAAGCTGATACGTTAGCTGTTCTAATCAACTTCTCAAATATGAATCCAGGCTTGGTTGTCAGGCCTGGAAACGTCCTTAAGACAGTTAGTACAAGTAAATCAGTAATCGCCAAGGCAACTCTTTCTCAGACCTTTGAGAAAGAGTTTGCTATTGCTGATCTATCACGGTTGATAAGAACAATTTCTTTATTCAAAGGCCAGTCTCCTGAGATTTCTTTTATGGATTCAAACCTTTTGATTTCCGCTGAAAAGCAACAGATTAAGTATGCCTATTCGGATTATGAGCACGTCAAGATTAAGCTAACCAATGAAAACTTTGAGGAAAACTTAGCCAAAAAGAAGAGCTTTGCTCAATTTAATCTTGATAAGAACCTCATGTTACAGGCTATGAAGGCTTCTGTGGCTCTTGGAAATCCTCAACTTGCCTTTATAGGGGCTAATGGTAAGATCGTGCTGGAAAGCATGAATATTGACGTTACACTTTATGATAAATACATGGTAGAAATCGGGGATACCGATGCTGAGTTTAAAGTTGTATTTGATATTGCAAATCTAAACTTTCTAGCTCAAAATGATTATCATGTTAATTTCCTTTATAGTGATAAAGGATTAGGAGCTACGTTTTCAGGTCATCCCTATGAATATGTAGTGGCAATGAAAGCAAGCCATTCAACATTTAGTTCTTCATAAATAATAATAAAAAACAGGAGTTTGTAAGTATTATGTTTAATCCCCCATCCAAGAAATTTCTAGAAGACTTGGCTAAAGTAAGAGAAAAAGGTTTAATTAAAGACCCTAATTCTATTACTGAGAGGTTTAAACGTAAGAATAATGAAACTTCTAAACCCAAAACTGATGAGCAACTTAATGAAGGTGTATTGAATAACGGGGTCCCAAAACCCTATCTGTATGGTGGTAAAGTTTATAATACGATACGATTCACAGACGTAGATTCTACTAATGAGTTCCTTAAAGCTAATACAGATCATGGTGTACTAGATCAAGAGTCAGACGGGACTATTCATGTGGCCCATATTCATGATGTAGGTAAGCCCAAAAATGGTATAGTAGACCATGCAATTAATTACGAAGATTATTTAAATACAGTAGTAAAAGAACTTACAATATTTGTTGAGAACGCTCCTGAGTTTCATTCTCTAGTAGAGAATATTGAAATCCGTAAATTAACTCCCGAAGTCCCTAATTTTCCAATTCATTTAAAAGCTTTACTTGAAAAAGAACGCCCGTATGCGTTATGGTTGCAATTCGGCCAAGTGGTTGCGGAAGAGTATGAACGTAGGTTCGGTCGCCATATCTCAATGATGGATATCCATGAGGCCGTTAAATATTGGTTAGGGGAAGATAAGAAACTTGGGGCTGATGACGACTGGACAAATCAGTATACAAGACGTGATCAAGATAGAGTATATGATGCTGCTGGCCGTGTAGAAAATTGGCTTAGAAAGCGTGGTCATAAAAGAGCAATGGTTTCTGTTTCCCATGGCGTTGAAGAAATACCTCATATGGGAGCTAAAAGAACCATGGGGCTGAACATTCAGCCTGACTATAAAAAGAAGCATGAGTTTGAGGTTTCAGCTAAACCAGAAGTAGAAAGAACCCCTGGTTATAGAAAACAGCTTAGAAAACGAGTTACGGCATACAGAAATCGTTTAGCTTCATTTGGAAAAGATGATACTTAACTAAAGGTATATAATGATTGGTAATGATTATTTGTGGTGGGAAAAGTATCGGCCCAAAAAGATAGCCGATGTTATTCTCCCCAAGAGATTGAAAGACGAGTTTCAGGCATATGTAGACAAGGGAAGCATCCCCAATTTGATGCTAGCTGGTCCTCCTGGTACTGGCAAGACAACGGTAGCCCTAGCTATGATAAACGAGCTAGGGGCGGATTACATGAAAAAGAATGGCTCTCTTGAAGTCAACAACGATTTGTTGAGAACAACAATCGCAGACTTTGCGTCAACCATGTCTTTAAATGGCCGCAAATATGTTATCATTGATGAGGCTGATTACCTATCTTCTGCCAGAGTTCAGCCTGCATTTAGAGACTTCATCCAAGAATACTCAACCTCAACAAGCTTCATCTTCATTGTAAATTACAAGAATAGGATCATTGAACCGCTCCATTCACGGTTTGCTATGAAAGAGTTCCTATTCACAAAAGATGAAACTATGGCCCTTATCCTTGAACAATACAAAGCTTTTGTGAGTATCCTTGAAAAGGAAAATGTTTCTTTCGATAAGAACGTCTGTGCTAAGTTCGTTTCCAAAAACTTTCCTGACTTTAGAAAGGTTTTGGTTGAGGCCCAATCTTATTGTGTGAAATATAAAAATATTGATACTGGGCTTCTCACGTATTCAATCGATTCTTCAATTATCAGTCTCATTGAATTGTTACAGAAAAAGGATTTCTCAGGAGTAAGAAAGTTTATAACTGAGGGATTAACGGTTGACCACGCTGGTGTTTTTGATAAACTATATGAAGTCTTACCTTCCAAGCTATCCCCCTCTGCTATGGCTCAGGCAACATTGATTATAGGTGAATATCAATACAAGGCCGCATTTGTAGCTAACCAAGATATTAATCTAACAGCTTGTATGGTAGAAATAATGTCTACTGCTGAGTGGAAGTAATGTTTTTCAAAAAGAAAAAAATATGTGGTATATGTGGTAACACCACTACACAGCAAAATGCTATAATATACGAAGGTTTAGATGATAATGGCACGCCTAAGAAATATGAAATATTGATATGTGAAATGTGCGTATCTTTAATTGAAACTCAGGGTAATGTGAAAGATGGCAAGCAACTTCGTTAGAATGTCAAAGCCATTTGTTGATTTTGTTCCTATGAAAGAAAGTGATAATATGACTTCTGATAATCCTGTATATTCATATACTGCTGGTGTTTCGTATGAAACTGAACCCATGGACTTGATCAAAGTCAAGTTTTTTGAAAATAGAGTGAGTCTCGGTGTAGATACTTATTGTAGGTCGTTTGACCATAAGTATAAGACTGTTGAAATGTATAATTTAGTTATGGATATCCAGGATTATCTTGGTGCTTCTAGCAAATATTATATGTTTTCTGATACATCATTCATCGTTAAGACTGATGATGTTTTGGTGTACGTACATAAGAATGTGTTGACAGTATATGGCAATACTAACGTCGCCTCGGCGTTTTTCGATTTATTCGGAGAAGCTAACGGCAAGTCAAACGTATATTGGTATTACAGAAACAGAGGGACGCTCGATTACCACAAGTTCCCCATGTCATATGACTTAAAGGTATATGATCAGCATTACCCGTTCATTGAATGTGGTTATGAAAAATATATGAAGCGGTATATGGATTCCACTTCATCAATTCTAATACTATTAGGCGAGCCTGGGACAGGAAAGACTTCATTTCTGAAAGAAATGATCCGTCGCTATAAGCTTAATGCTGTGGTGACGTATGATGAAAAGCTCATGGAATCTGACGAGTTCTATATCGATTTTACGAAGGATGAAGATAGAGATATCCTTATCATTGAAGATGCTGATTTGCTCCTTACTTCGCGTGAGTCTGATGCTAATAAAGCCATGGCCAGACTGTTGAATATGTCTGATGGTTTGGTCAATCTTGTTAGGAAGAAAGTTATCTTCACAACCAACCTTAATGAAATCAACAAGGTTGATGATGCTATCCTCCGTCCTGGTAGATGTTTTGATGTGGTCAACTTCCGTAAGCTAAACCAAAAGGAAATCCAATCGGTTTGCCATCTACATAATCTTCCGATGTTGGATTCCAAAGAAGCTACTCTATCTGAGGTATTTAATCGCGACACTAGAAACTTTAATAAATCTAAAATGGGGTTTTAATATTTGGGTAACAGATTTTTTGAAATACTAAACACGCTATCTCATTCAAAACAGGATCAGCGTGATAGTGAAGATTTCGAACAATTATATCAACCTTACGTTGCCGATCTTTATTTTTCGCTATTCATAGATACCATAATGGACGCTAATAGGATGAATAGACTCTGTGCTTTAGGGTCTGATATTCCTAAAAGTGTTCATTATGGTTATTATCTAAATAAAATAAGACCAGCTAAAAGATTTTCTAAACGCTGGCCTAAAGCCGAAAAGGATGACGTGATAGAGTTAATTAAGGATTATTATGGATATTCCACTGTAAAAGCTAAAGAAGCTCTAGCCGTCCTATCCGAAGAACAAATAAAAGAAATAATTAAGAAAAGCGATAGGGGCGATAAAAATAATGAACGAGGACATTACTAACGGACTTGGTATTGAAGTGATACTTACTGATGATACTTCATTTCTTAAGATTAGAGAGACACTACAGAGAATAGGAGTGGCTTCTAGGAAAGATAAGAAGCTATATCAGTCTTGTCATATCTTACACAAACAAGGTCGCTACTTTATAACTCATTTTAAAGAAATGTTTGCTTTAGATGGTAAAGAAACTGATTTCTCAGATGAAGATAAAGGTAGACGTAATACTATCGTATCGTTATTAGAAGATTGGGAATTATGTAAGGCTGTTGATGAAAAGTCAATTAAATCTCCCCGTGCTGAAATGGCAAACATAAAGGTTCTACACTTTAGCGAAAAGGGTGATTGGGAACTATGCCCGAAATATAATATCGGAAGAGTTAAACCAAATGGAAAGTCTGAGGCCTAAGAGAGGCTATAACGCTATCTTTGAACCATTTCCAGATGATATAGACCCATTTGAAATTGTGCAATGGAAACGAGAAATAGAAGCTATATGGGAAGGATGGGAAGTAACATGGACAAAGGTAGCACACAACCAATGGGCGATAACGTGCAAGCCGATAGTGGAGGAGCCTTTGCTAAACTAGCCTTTAATATTGAGAAGCTTACAGTTACCGCTCATTCTCGCAGTATTCCCGCAACATACACTATAGAGTTTCCTCAGGAAGTTAATAACTTTGAAGAACAAAGAGGGTTGGATGCTGAGGAAGAAATAAACAAAATCCTCAGAGAAGAAATAGCTGAAATTATCAAGAATACAGGGTATGATGAAGCTATTACAAGAATGAAAGAAAACGAGCCAAAGACTGTAGCCATTAAAGATGAAAACGGTAATGATCTAGTTGTTCCATATACGATTCGCCGAGGTAAAGATATTGCGTTCTATTACTGCCCATACATTCCTCTTTTAATGGATTCTAAGCCAAAGATTGATTACATTGCCATCACAAGAGATGTTGTAGGAGGGATTTGATGGGAGACGTGATCCATCAAACGTTCAGACAGAAATCAGTAAGTGAGCTATGGGATGATATGTTAAAAGATCATTATCCCGCAAAGAAGAACTTTCTAGATGAAAATGGGGAGCTAGGATGGCCATCACTTGCCTATAAGATATTTGAGGCTAGAGGCTATTTCAAGTATCATCAGTATGATTGTATAGCCAAAACCTATTGTGCTGGCGATTTCTCCGCAAAGCCCCCTAAGGTAGTTTGGGTTCCAAATAAGTTTACTGATCGTTATCATTATCCCAATGGAAAGGAAGGGGAACCATATCCTATTCCGTTGATTATGGAAAAGGACAAGTGGGCTAGATGGCGAGTCGATAACCGTAACTTGAAAAAAAAGCTCGGTCTATTCACAGATTTTATAACTTTTATGAAAAGAGATATTGACAAAATCAAGGATATATGATATAAAATTGGAGTCGTCCATGAAAGGATACTCTAATGTCCAAGAAAAAGCCTAGCAAGATGCGTGATCCCGCCTACAAGGCTATGAGGACCATCTTCAAGCCGAAGGTCATTCAAGACAAGCGGGGTAAGGTCAAACACAAAGGTAAAATTGAGGATACAACATGAAACCGTATGAGAGAACCTACAAGGCCGTTCCTTTCGTTACAAGTCTGCTATGTCCATGTGTAAGAGAAACAGAAGCAGATTACGAAAACGAGATAGGTACAGAGCTTGCCTATTTGGGTATGGACGAAATGAATATGGTTTGTCGTTATGAGTGCCCATCTTGTAAGTCCATTTATCACGTTTCTAAGAAATACCCGATAGTATCTTATAGGGAAGATAAGAACGAAGGCTGTGGCGGCAACTGCCCTTGTAAATCTCCTAAATAATACACTCAATAAAATATGGGAGATTAATATGCCACTAGACAGTGTTATTTCTAGTTTTGAAAGTTCAGTAAAAAAGTTTATTGCTGATAATGTGGGAATGGTGAACTTTTCGCACCCCCAGTATTCCATTAAAAAGATTTCTGATAATCAATACGATATTACATTCTCAATTACAGGATTAGGTATTCAGCACTATACATTGATGCTAAAAGGTGATACATTTACTTTCTCAGGTAAGGTTGGTGTTGTAGGATCAGACGCGGCGTACCCTGTAGCTCTTTTCGGCGGTATGATCAACAACATGTTACAGAAATGGGTATCCTCAACGGTAGAGGACTTAGCTGTTCAAAAGGCTAAGATGGCTCTCGTCAAGGCTAAGGCAACTCATGGGAAACCCGTTAACGCGGTTATTACAATAGTTCCCGCTGATACCACAGAAAACACTGTTAAGGATGCGAAGCCAGTTAAAACTATTGTCGTGAAAGGTGAATGACATACACTTTTGAAAAAATAAAATTAGCTGATGACTATGACACATTAGCTAAGCAATGTAGAGCCATGATTTCGGTATTAGCATCGGTTGAGGCTCGGTTGAGATTTTATGAAAAAGAGAAACAATTAGAATATTGGGCAAGATTAAACATAGAAAGTGAAAGAGCCGCAAATGAAGTCTTGACAGACGAGATAGATCGTCTAAATAAGATTATTCAAGACTTGAAAGAGCGCAGATAAGAGTGGCGATGCTACTCCAAGGGGAACGGGAATCTACCTTGTAAAAAATTGATACCCGTCTAATTCAGATATGGGTAGTTTAAGAGAGAACAGATGGTGATTGAACCATCGCATATGGGTTGAAATGGCCCATCCTGTAACCAATTTCTAGGTCGCTCCTAGAAGTTTTGATGAGGATTAATTACCCTCATAGTTTCGTCGTCTAGTATTGAAGATAGGGCCAATCCTGGCCTTGACGATAGATTTAAACTGCTATCCGAAACGAACAAAACTGAGGATCATGGGTAGGTTGGATATACGGTTGGCTGCAACCCAACTTAAACAGGTTCGATTCCTGTATGGTTCTCCAAACACGTAGGATGATAACATGAGACGTAAATGGTTCAAGGGTTTTGTGTTTAACCCCGATGAGGGTGGATATTACCCTTACGAAAAAGCAATAAACGAAGTGGATTGTTAAGATAAAATTCGGATGGATATAATCGAGAGGTTATATTGGCCAACAACAAGAGAGGGTCATGGGGTCTCTTCATCCAAGATTTATGCCTTGTAGCCCAAGCATTAAGAGGCGTCACCCACAGGGGGTGAAGACGGTATCACATTTGCAGCGTGATCGAGGCAACCAGAAAAACTAGTGCCCCTCGCAAGGGGGATACGTCGGGTTCAAGTCCAGACAATGCGGCTAGCATTCTCAGGTGAGGTATTAAGACAAAGGTGCAATCC